GCCGAGAAGAGGTCCGGTGGGACATTCAGTCTCAAGTACATCAACCTATTCACCAAGGCGACCAACATGTGCTCGTCCGTGCAGTTGATGCAGGACGTCGACATGCCGATCGTATTTCGATACACAATTGCAAACCTAGGAGACTTGAAGTTCTACCTGGCCGCCAAGGTTGACCCCTAATTTAGGACTTAAAACTATAGACCAAAGAAATATAAATGGAGGCCAGGTACGATGAGCGTTTGAGGGAGTGTAAAACACAGGATGAAATGGCCGAATATCTCCTGTCGTGCATGCCAATAATCAAGGAATACACGACAACAGAATCCATAGAAGCCCCGACTGAAACCAAAAAGGTTGCAAACTTGACCATATCGTCTCGCAAGGGGGTCGCTCGAAATGACATCTATAAAAAGTACCTGCAAGAGGTTGAAAAGGAACAGACCGACGGGCATATCGAAAAGGATCACTTTACTAAACCTTGCATGGGGTGTGGTAATTTCTATACAAAATTCCTTGATGAATCCCTGAGCGAGGAGATTTGCCGCACGTGCGGCAGGTCAGATTACATTCTAGGTGACGAGGTTGGGTTCAAGGAGGAACAGGAACTCGAGAAGAACATCGTCTATTCCTACAAGCGCGAAAACCACTTTAATGAATGGATCAGCCAATTCCAAGCCAAGGAGTCTACGAATGTCCCTGACGAGGTCCTGGCACGACTACGGACAGAATTCAAAAAGCAAAAGATCAAAGACCTCACTGAAATTACACATGAAAAGGTCAAGGGACTCCTGAAGAAGCTCAACTACGCCAAGTACTACGAGCACGTCCCCTACATTGCGACGATCCTGAGCGGCATAACACCCCCGACGATGCCCCAGGAACTCGAGGACAAACTCCGCCTCATGTTTCACGCGATCCAAGCCCCGTTCGAGAAGCACAAACCATCGAACAGGAAGAACTTTCTGTCGTATAGTTTTTGTCTATACAAAATGGTTGAACTGCTCGGACATGACGAATATTTGCCCTGCTTTCCGTTGCTCAAGTCCAAGGAGAAGCTCTACGTCCAGGATCGCATATGGGAAAAGATTTGCGAAGAGTTGCGTTGGGAATTTATACGCACGACATAATTTTGGATCAACAGTTCATCACATCCAGTGGTGGTGGGAACGGCTTGTCCCTCTCGATGCGTTCAAACTCCATGGGCCCCCTCTTGTCTGGAAAGTTGATCAGATAGCCAACCTCGAGTCCCAGGAGCTTGAGGTAATTTTGGGTCTGAATTCGATAGGCCTCGTTGAGCTTGCCGACAGACTTGAGCTCTAGAACAATCTTTCGGTCGACTATGAGATCGGCCCGGACGTGGCCCACGTTCTGACCGTCATAGAACACAGGGACGATGCGCTCGGTCTCATAGTACGCACCCTCCCGGCGGAGAGCCACCTCAAAGGCGCAGTGGTATACGGACTCGGAGTACCCAGGACCCAGAGAATCCCAGATGTCTTGGGCAATTGTTCGAAGGTCCATTCAATTTTAAATGAGAATTGCTTTTAAGGTCGATGATCCAACCCCGAAGGGCTTGTTCTGCGGAGCTGCGCGGAAACAATGTTTCCCTTTACTAGGGATGCTCTGGCTGGGTCACTTTGTGACGACCCGAGCCTACTTCGGGTCTTTGAGTCTAGAGGAGGCGGTTTGGGCTATCGCCCCTGACCTGCCTATGGCCCTTTTTTTGACCCCATGGACAAACACATGGAGTGAAATCAAGGATTGGAAAATATACAATTGGTTTTACAAATTGCCACACTCCATGTGGTCCTTAATTTTGATCCGAAATTCAAGGATCCGGAATATCTATGCTTTTCATATTATCATGGACATCCTAAGTCATACGGGTCAGTGGTCCATCGAGCCGTTTTTTCCAATTGGCCCGGTCATTCATGGGTTGTGGAATCCTATCGAGTGGGTCTAGCTAATTGACCTGTTTCAAGAGTTTTTTTAATGCGTTGTTGGAATTTCGGTTATTGTTTGGTGACCGGCGACGGGGAGGGCTCGCCTGGCGACGTGCGTTGGTCAAGCGGGGGGGAGGGCTCGCCTGGCGACGTGCGTTGGTCAAGCGGGGAGGGCTCGCCTGGCGACGTGCGTTGGTCAAGCGGGGAGGGCTCGCCTGGCGAGCACTCGCACCTGCAGCTGCACCCGCCGCGGCCATTAGGAGGAGTCCCCCGCCACTTGCTCCCGCCGCCGCAGCTCCCACTGCCTGCCCAGCACCTGTTATGGCCTTCTGAATCGCTCCGGGCTTGTTTAAATTAGCCGCCTCCCTGCGAGACTCTCCCAATATAAAAGCCGTCGTTCGAGCGGTTGTCATGATAAGCCCAGCCCCACCGTTACCACCGAGAACTCGACTGGCACCATTCTGAAGGCGATCGACCATAGTTCCGCAATCCTGTAAAGCGGCGCCAAGCTCTCTCTGGAGGCGTTCTATCTTTTTTTCCAGATTGGCGGTTTCGATATTTGAAAGTACTTGATTGGGATTATATAATTTTTCTTCAAGTTGCTCAAGGATCGCCGAGAGCTTCTCACTACGACTCACTACAATGTTCGCACCCCGTCTGGCGATATTGGCGCCCGTCTGCGCCAAGTTGACTGCTGTTCTGGCGACAGTAGCTACAGTGCCCGAGACATTCTGCATGGTATTGATGGCCTTGGCCTTTTTTCTCATAAGTGCAATTTTATAGATAGAACCCATAATCAGCATAATAATCGCAATCATAACCCAAATCTGGATTCCGTACCCAGAGACCACTGCAGTATCCTTGCCAATTTGACCTAGTTTCCAAAAGCCTCCAACTGTACCACGGACGCCACCGTAAAGTGTGCCGGCGGTGTTGCGGGCGCCACCGTAAAGTGTGCCGGCGGTGTTGCGGGCGCCACCGGCAAATTTTCCAGCGGAAGACCATAGTCGCGACAGAACTGAGGCCGCCTGTGCTCCTGAACCAGACCCATTTACTACATTATTAATCTGTTTAGCAGTCGGTGGGTTTTCAGCAACGTTTTTGGCTATAATGACCGCCAGGGTCTTGGGTAACATAGTAGTTGATGCGATCAATGTAGCCATTTGACGCACCATTTGAGCGGAAGGGCGCGCACTACGACGATTCATATTTGATTTTATTGTATATTTTTTTTCAACGGCTCGTCTTGAACGACTTGGCGTACTTGCTGCGGACCCACGTGGCATCCTGCTTGTAGATGCGGGACGCGCGGGGCAGGGTGCGCTTGGTCAGGGTGCTGATGGCGACCAGGCGGCGCATGACGGCCAGGGGCTTCTCGCCCTTGCTGATGCCCTTGCTGAGCGCCTTGTGACGGTTGGTCTTCGCCTCGACCGGGTGATACCCGTAGCGAGTCAGCATACCTCCCTTGAGGCTACCGATCACCTTGGTGCTCTTGCCGGCGGCGCCGACGTCCTTGGCGGGTACGGCCGACACGCGGCTCATACGCGCCTTGCGGACATAGGAGTAGGAGGCGCGATCTTTGGTCGCCCCGACGCGAACAACCTTGCGAGTACGACGCGTGGTGTATCCCGAGCGGATGTGTGAGTGCATTTACTCTGGACTGAGAAAAAGTCCTGGGGGTCCGTGCCATTTCTTGCGGACTTGCTCGTAGCCCTGGATAAACAGCCGAATCTTACCCTCATTTGACGCACCGAATTCAAAAGCCGCGCCGTCCGGTATCGTGAGCTCGAAGTTTGGGTAGTCGTATGCGTGCCTCAATTTCATTGTAGAATAGAGGATGTTGAGGGCGTAGGACTTGATATCCTTGACTTCCCCAATCGCGCACCAGGCTATGCTCAGAGAGAGTACGTCCGGACGCCCAAGGAACGGCCCTCCCGGGATGGATTCGGCAGACCCACCGTCTATGTAGTGCCATCCGTCCGCCAACTTGGTGCTCGAGAACATAAAGGGTATGGCGACCGATGCACAGACGGCGTCCAGAACGCTCATGGTCGGCGTCGTGTCGACCGAAAAGTAGATCGTCTTCATCAGGTCGACGCAGAACGCAGATGCATGGAACTTCACGGGGTGCAACTCATAGAGCTCGCGAAATGACACGTCATCTTTCCCGTAGAACTTCAGACAGGCCTCGGCGAGAATCTTGCGAACCTTGGCCGTAGGCACAAGTCCATAGTCTCGGAGGAGACTCTTTATGTTTGGTTTCATGAGCTGTTTGACGGGCACAGTGAGGGCGTAGTCCAGCACTTTGGCTGGGTCGCCTTTGGTCGCGCAAAACAGAAAGCCAAGAAGGGCACCGGCCGAAGCCCCCGAGATTTCCTCGAGGTCATCGAGCTGACCGCCCCTCTTGAACTTGGCGAGAACGCCGAGGTATAGAAAGAACCCCATGGCGCCTGGGCCTATGGCCAAGTGGCGCATCTATTGTGGGGGTTTAATAAAACTGCGGGAAAAGTCCGCGCAGGGAAGCGAACACGATGGCGAACACCATGGTGTGGACGCCGGTCGCGGCAAGTCCACCCGACGGGGGAAGGGTCAGGAGCACACCCGGAGCCAGCAAGATGAAGAGCGCCAGAGGAACCACAAAGTCCGCAAAGGTCAGGGTAAACTTGAAAACAAACTTGATGATGGCCCATGAGATGATAGCAAACATGAGGGCGTGGATAAGGAGGCCCGGGGTCGGCTTCGACCAGAGGTTTGCGAGAGCAAAAAGGCACGTCGGCACGAGGACCTTTGGTCCGGTGATGTCGATCATTTACTATTAGACCTAGAAAACAAAGTACCCGGCCCACGTGAAAAACTGCTCCGGCTGGACCCTCTCACGAACTATGGCCACCTGTCGTACGCGCTTCCACACGTCGGTCATCAGTGGCGTCGGGTACATGGTGGGTCCAAACTTGGTCGGATTCAACACGAGCTCCACAAATTCGGGGTAGGTACAGGTGTGCTTTCGAGGTAGGAAGTTGTCGTGAATGAATTCTAAAATGAAATTCCAACCATCGAGGAGCTCCTGGGAGTACATGTCCTGCCAGTCTTCTGGGTGGAGTTCGGGATCAAAGTCATCATGGTCGTCTGAATCATAGACGTAATGGTCGCCCTGGTAGACGTCCCGGGAGTATTCATCGTTGATACCCATGGTTTTGACTTTGTAAAACCGCGAGCGCAGCCTTTATACAAGAGCCTCCTGGAGAAATGCGCATCACAAGTCGCGTAGCGACTTGGTTCGTTTTACCACGCTCAAAGGTTTGCCAGACCCGTCACGCTGATGCTGGTCGACGACTTGGACGGCGCTGCGTCCTGAATGGCAGTCCAGGCCCCCTCGATCTGCGCCTCGTTTCCACCGAAGAAGGAGGCAAGACCCCGCTTGATGACATCCTTGGTGATAGTGCCCTTGGTCTCCTTCGTCTTGAGGTTCACCTTGACGTTGTCCTGAACCTTGACGGTGTCAATCTCATTCTGTTTCATGTGAGTCGAAATAAAGCCCTTGAGCTCCTTCTCACGGGCATTCAACGTGCCAATATCCTTGCGTGCTGCAGCGAGCTGGGCCTTCAAGTGGACCCACTCCGTCATAGCATGTTTGAAATCCATTACTGGTATTTCGCACCATTTTTTTTAAGTTGGTTCGAGCGCATCGAACTTCCGTGATTTTCTATACAATCACTGGTACTCGTAGTCGATCTCGAACTTGGGGCGCATGACGTCCGGGGGGATCGTGCTGAGGTTGAAGATGCTGACCGGGTCGCGGGGGTTCAGCGGCTCTGAGCGGAAGTCCTGGTTGGCGTTGCGCAGGACACCGCCGAGCGTCTCGGGGTAGCCAATCTGGCTGCGGGGGTCGAGGTAGTTCTGGTTGCCCAGGATCTTGTCCGGGCTGAACTGGCCAAAGTCCTCGGTCGCCACCACATCACGGGGGATGAGGCTGGCCGAGCTGACGGTCTGACCAATGTTGTCGCCCATGCCGCCCTGGACCTGGCCGGGCATCAGGGTCCTGGCGACGTCGCGAGAACCACCCTCATTTCCCAGGTTGAAGCCCTGGGGAGCGGCGTTCTTGGGACCCATGTCGAACCGGCTCGTCTTGGGGCCAAACAGGAGAAACAAAATGACAATGACCAGAACCACGATGGCGAGTCCCTTGCGATTCATTTATACTTAGTGTCTACTTTTTTTTCGGCCAAGTCGGGACTTGGGCTGGGACGTTTCGAGATGCCTACGGCCGAGACCAGTTGCTACGCAACTGCCCGTCTAGTCCAGATAGTCGGTCGGGTCCTCCTCATCCCCGGGCTCGTCCATGAACGCATACTCGGTCTTGACGACCGGCCTGGCCGCCCCGCGGACGCGCACCTGAAGAACGCGCCACACTGGACCGAACGACTTTTTCAGGAACCAAAGACCCGAGAGCTCGAGGAGCGCATCGACTGTCGTACCAGACTTTACGTCCTGGAGCTCGACCGAGTTCTTCTGGGTGTCGAATGCGACAGTCACCACCTGGCCCTTCACGGACGCCAGGCTGGCACCGATCACACCGTCCGTCACGCTCTCCTGGAACGCCGTCTGGATCGTCTCGTCACTGAGCTCCTTACCGAACCACTCCACCTTGGACGCCTTGGCCTGAGTCAGGAGCTCTCCATCAATTGCCGAGAAAATCTCGGAACCCTCTGGAACCTTGAAATTCACCGACTTGGTCGACAGGTCGTCCTGGAGAACGAGACCATTCACCTGACGCTGAGCGCCATTAATCTTCAAAAAGTACCGGCCGTCTGGGAGCTTCTGGGGCTTTCCGTACTCCATCTGTACTACTCATACAAAAATATTCTTTAACTTTAGATGTCGACGTCGCCCCCCGCCAAGACGTGTGGAGCCCAATATGTGCTGAAAGATTGTCAGTGTCTTGCGGACCCCTTCGACAGATATTCTACAATCTGCGGATACATCAGCAAGAGGGATGGCCTGTTGTATGGGTGCGACACTGGATGCTGTTCTGACAATTGCGACAATTTGAATACAATTCCGATGGGTCTCGAGAATCGACCGTCCGCTGGCGTGTCTTTGCCTCCTGGATACGGTCTTGACCTTCAGACGACTTCAGATCCGTCGCCGACCACATCAGGAGAGGCGCCTTTCTTCCCTGTCAAGGCTGTGGAGGTGGGAACCACGCCCGCGTCGTACAAGGCGTGGCAAATTCTTCTGATTGCAATTCTACCTCTCATTTTGGTCTTGTTTCTCTCGTGTTTCATCTAGTTAAAGAGGGAGGCCCTGTGTAGAGTACAATGGACACTCCCGTTACTCTCGATGCTCTGATGAAGGAGATGAAGGCCCTCCGCAAGGAGGTCCGCAAGATCCGCACCCACATTGAGGACCCGACCGGCGAGAAGCAGGCGGCCCGTTCCAAGAGCAACGGCTTCAACAAGCCCCTGGACGTCACCCCCGAGCTTCGGGCCTTCCTGGGTCTGGCGGCCGAGGAGAAGATCTGCCGCACCGACGTGACCAAGCGCGTAAATGTGTACGTGACGGAGAAGGGCCTGAAGGAGGGCAAGTTCATCAACCTGGACGCGCCCCTGAAGGCTCTGCTCAAGGTCCCCGAGGGCACCCAGGTGAGCTTCCTGAACCTCCAGAAGTTCCTGGGCCCCCACTACTTGAAGGACCCAAACGCCCCGGAGAAGAAGCCTCGTGCCAAGAAGACCGAGACTTCCCCCGAGGGCGAGGCGGCCCCGGTGGAGGCCCCCAAGGAGAAGAAGCTGCGCCCGAAGGTCGCCAAGCCGACTGCGGCCTAGAAAACTGGTCCTTCTTCGCATGGCTTAAACAACTAAAACCCATGTAGAGTACAATGGAACCTCCGGTGTTGTCCAGGGACAACCTGAACACGATGGTCGGCACAAAAATCAAAAATATGGAACTGTATCAACGGGCTTTCACTCACAAAAGCGCGTTGAAGCGGTACACGGGCCTCACCGGCTCGTACGAAACTCTCGAATTCATGGGCGACTCGGTTCTCGGCTTTGTCATCACCAAGCACCTCTTTGACCTCCACGAGAAGGAGCAAGAGGGTTTCCTGACCAAGGCGCGTACGAAGATGGTGCGAGGCAAGACCCTGAGCGAAATCGCCAAGGTGCTTGGCCTCGAAAAGCTCATCCTCATGGATGAGAAGGGCGAAAGGAACGGCTGGAACGCCAACGAGCACATTATGGAGGACGTCTTCGAGGCGCTCGTCGGTGCAATCTACCTGGACCTTGGGATGGTCCACGCCAAGGAGTTTATCATGAAATCATTCACCAAGGTTCAAACTTCCCTGGTCGACGACAACTTCAAGGATCAGCTCATGCGGTGGTGCCAGGCGCT